TTTGTCTACTGACACGCCAGATAATTTCACATCTACCGGGATGCTTAACGCTGCAGTATCAACAACAACCTTCTGAGCTTCTACTTTTAAACCTGTACCTAGGTCAGCAGGAGTAATAACTGTAATTGCCATTTTGTTTTCCTTTTTGTTTAATTTAACGTTTTGTGCTGTCGCACGAGTTTTTTGAGACTTTCAAAATTTCGGTGACTGAAATATGAAAGCTCTAAATATTGATTTTTAAAAGTCTTCGAATGCGAGATCTCCGATTTCGAAGAAAGCCCCGGAATCTAAAACCTCATCTGATTTTAAAGCGTCTAAGAATTTTCCGAAGTCGCTAAAGTTATCCATATTGGTCATCGGAGCAATGGAAATGGCTAACGCCATAACCAGGTCATCGTGACCGGACGAGGCTTGATACTTATCATTAACCAGTTCAAAACGTTGGAATTCGCTGATGGTTTCCTTGTCACAGATTTCCAACTTGCCGGAGTTAATAAGTATTTGTAACATTCTAATAATAGAATCTCTAGTTGATTTGGTAGTTCTAAATCCTGGATACTTGTATTTGTTATCTTGGTAATAGATGTTCGGGTACTCGAAATGATTAACCAACATATCTGCAATGGATTGCCCTGCGCCTTCATTGTTTTCAATGATCATATGCGCGGTATTAAATCTTGCTCCCCATTCATACAAGAAATCCGGCATAGACAAGTAATCCACTTGCAAATTCGCTGCCGCGACTTGCCGGAAAGGCATTTCGGTTACATCAATTACTTGAACCGCGAAATAGTCTTTACCTTCTTTGGCGGCATCTACGCTCATAATGTAAGTGTGATTTTGTTGAGGTTCATAATATAATCTAAGCATATCATCCCATAATGCAATAGGATTTTTATGTTGCAATTCTGCCAGAACTTCCGGAGCAATCAAAGTTTCGGAAGATCCGACGAATGAGTTACCGTAGTTTTGCTCGAAGTAAACTCGTCCGTAGCGCTTGATGATTTGACGTTTGAATTCTTCCGGTTCCATCAGGTTACCTTTAGAATCATATCTTGGAACTTCATCCCAATGAACTTCGATGAATGCGGTTTTTGAATTTGGTTGCATATCTTCTAATTTTGCGCGTTGCACAATATCGTAGAAGTGATTGAGACCTTTAGCGGTAGAGATGATAATATTTTTCTTCCAAGCTAACGCAGATTGTGACGGGAAGATTGAATCCGCGAATTCCTCCCAGACCGAGGTTTTGATAAATGAACATTCGTCCACAACGAGTACATTCATTGAGTAACCCCTAAATGCATCCGATCCAGGGACGTCCGTCAAAATTCGAGAACCCAGCTCATTCGCGATATCGCGCTTATTCCAGATGGTCGTGCCTTGCATTAACCAGATAGGTAAACGAGAAATGATATCTTTGACGTTTTGGAGGAATTCGCGAGCTTGGGCAGCACGGTTTGCCACAATTCCGATATTCAAATTCTTATGGAAATTATAAAGCCAAGAAAGATAGCAAGCTACGGTGATGGACTTACCGGAATTGTGAGATAATACCCCTCCGGTGTAGTACCAGAAGTTTTCGAATTCAGATTGATCTAATGTAATATCGTAGAGCTCTTGCTCTCCGGCATCTTGGATTTCCAGGATTTTAGACTTGCCGTCGACAGTATCGAAGTGATCTCCAACGCGCATTTCGTTAGCTTGGAATTCTTCCTCATCGATGATAAAGGTATGAAATTCAGCTACGGTGAGTTCTCCACGTTCGTGGATAAACTTCAAAGACTTCAAAATTTTGGTTTTGTGAATTTCCTCGATTCTTTGGTAACCAAACGGGGTTTTGACTCTTCGATTGTAATCAAGTATGTACTTTGATTCAACAAACACTAAACAGAATTCCTCTTATTGATCTTATTACTCTACGTATTTTGGACAAAATTATAGTATAGAGTATTTATTATAGAAATCATCAATAAATCATTTCGTCTACGAAAATTTTTGAAAATGGTGTTGAAGAGTTTTGGTGACCGAAACTTGAAAGATTCAAAATAAAAAAAAATCTCCAAAACTTACCCTTTCGGGTAGATCTTGGAGATCTTGGAGATCTTGGGATATGAAATAAATTAAGAATCCGGAAACTCTTTCAAAAGAATTGGAGTTCTTCCGGCTACATCAACACAGAGATTTATTCGCTTAACCCCATCACCATAATCTTTGAACTCTTTATGGGTATGACCACAACATAGAGTAAGATTCTTCTTCTGGCAAATATCCACCGCTAACGGAACATCCGGATAATGGCAAAAGCAGAATTCATCGATGGTCAAAATATCGTGAACACTTTCGAATCCCATTTTGATATACTCTTCGTTAGTGAAATGATCGTGGTTACCTCTAACAAGGATTTTACGACCTTTCAATTTCGCGATAATTTTAGCGATCCACTCTCTTCCTTGCTTGCTAGCTTGAATATCTCCACCGAATACGACCAAGTCGTCATCCTGGACTACTTCATTATGAGCAAGAATCATAGCCTTAGCATCTTCTAAGGCTGATAGATTAGTATTTGAGATCTCGTGCGTTTTCCGATCGCAATACTTGATAATGTTTTGGTGACCGAAATGGTGATCACTTAAAGCAAATAATTTCATCTAATACAACTTAAATTAAACGTTTGTTCGCGATTTCTCTAACACTTTCAAATTGACTTTCCGCCAATTTTTGAAGTTGTGATTGGCTTTCGGTTTGTTGAGCTAATTGAATGTACGAGGCTTCTAAAAGATGAGATTCGTTTAATCTAATCATCCCAGCCATTGCCATTAAACTCTTCAGTGCTTTGACCACTTCTGGATGTTTGGAGAATTTAAGGCATTGTTGCATTAGATGCTTGGAAAGATGATAATCATCCATTTTGGTTTTCTCACCAACCTCGATAACATATTCGATAAAATCATCGCGAACATCTTTATCTTTGATACCAGCACTCGTCCAGGTCATACGATCGCATAAAGCGGTGAACGCTCGAGCGCTTACATCCGAGTTGGAATCCGCGATCAACATCCAAAGTATATCTTCTTCGGTGTACATTTTGTCGGTGAGAGCTAGTTTGGCTCTATATGCAGTAGAATCCTTGCGTTTGGCAATTTCTAAACGTACTTTCTTTGGAAGATCCATATCATCTACTAACGCGGTTAATTCTGCACCGCTTTTTGATTTCTTAACAATTTCTAATGCTTCTTTTTCTTTCATACGAATTCCTCAAATCCTTAGTTTCTGTAACCTTCATAGTAAGTTTGTAAAATCTGTTCAAAGTTTGATGGATCTTTGATACCAGTCAATTTCTTGAATAGGTTCCAACCACCAGATTTCACCGCTAGGTCAAGTTCTGGGTCGCCGCGTTCCAATTCTTGAGCTCGTTGAGGCTTATCTGCCCAAAGTAAAGCAAAATAGCGTTCCGCTACATCTTTCTGTTGTTGTTTGCTCAAATACTTGTTACAAAGTTCCACTACACCGCGGAATGTCCAAAGTTTATCCACATCTTTAGAATCTTCATTGTTGAATACTAATTTAAAGATTTCTACTAATGTTTTCTTATAATCACTTGAAGCTACCGGAATTTCCTTGTATACGGTTTTACCGTTATCTTTGACTTCGTTACTGTCTTGGTCTAGTAAAGGAGCATACGCTACGCGAACGCCGTGGTCCACCGAGAATTTTAACATACGAGCGACATCGCCTTTCTTACTAGCCGAAGTAAGTTTGTAGTTGTCGTAAGTGGACTTACTGGTGGCAATAACGATATCAGGGCGAATGCTTACCCCACCGACTAATGCGCGAATTAAGTATTTGTGGTGAACCGCTTTTACTCCATCTTTCGCATCATCAAAAGAGCTTGAGTGGCTAAAACGAGCCCATTCCGTTGGGTTACCATCTTCTTCGAATGGTAAGAATTCAAAGTCTACTTGTACCAAGTACTCTACCGGATCTAAGAAACGGAAGATACAGTTGATTTGGGTACCTAAGCTTGAGCTTGAGGTTCTATTCATACCTACAAATTCCACGTTACGGGTAACTTGTCGACCTTGAAGTTTGCTTAGCAATTCGAACAAAGTTTCAGCGCGTTCCGATGGGATGGCAATATCAATATCACCCATTGTTGGTTTGAATTTTAAAATTTCTTGGTTTTCCGCCATCTTGAGCAACTCGTTGAAAAGTTCCCTAGTTACTAGCGCTATATAAGGCTTAGCGATGCCTAACACCTCTTTTTGGGCGGCTTCGATATCATTCAGCAAATTTAGCAACTTGGTAGTGTTTGTAATAGTTATCTCTTTTCTATTTGCGCTAAGCTCAAACAGTACCTTCCCTTTGCCGTCCATTACCTTACCAAAAATTGCGCCTATGGCCATATACT